ATTAGTAATACATCACAAGGATGATGACAATTCTCCCAACCTATATTCATGTATAAATTGTGAAGTTTTTTGTCTTTATGATGAAATACAACACTGTATTTAAATGTCCGTTCTATTTTTGTTGTAATTATCTTAGTTATTTTATCTGAGAATGTTGTTGTCCAATTAATTTTTAACTTAGTAAGTTTATTTTTTAATTGTTTTTTAGTACAATTTGCAGGAAAACTTCCTTCTAAATATACTAATTGATCTAAATTAAACCATTCAGGAGATAATTTTTGTTTATATTTATTCATTTTGATATAAAGCTTTAATAAAATCTATTTCATACCCTTTAGGAACATCTAACAGTGCAATATGATAATGTATATCATCTTTAATATACCGTCTTTTATTGTAAGTTCCTGGATAAGATAAACCTAATTTTCTTAATAATAATCTTACTTCTTTAATATGTTGATTTAATTTTAACCATGGAACCCACCTTTCATCCATTTTGTATTGTTCTATTAATGTAACAGCGAGTTTAACATTAACATCATCTTTTGATGTCAATAAAGAAATAACTGAATCTTCAGTATCTTCTATTTTACTTCTATTTTTATTTTCAAAACATCTTTTAAATTCATTATATGAATATACTTTTTTACCTGCAAAACAATTAAATGATTTATTTATTATGAATTTATTAGTTGTTTTTCCACCATTATCATCAATATAACCAATAAATTCTCGTCTATTAAATTTACAACCATACCAACGATTATAAGAATTATATCCTGTTATAGTATCTATTAATATACAACCTGAAGTAACAGAATCAAATTTATCTTGAATATATTTTGGTACTGTCTTCCAGTCAGGATTTATTGCATATTTTACTGATGTTGGATGAAATTTATCACATTGATGTCTCGTACATACAACATGAGTAACATTTTTGTCTGGAATTGAAGTCCATGTAATTGATTTCGCAGTTAACATTTTTTGTAATGTTTTATGACCTTTTGTTTTATTATCAATAAATACTATTGATTTATCATCAAATGTTAATGTTTCATTTATGTTATTTTTCATTTTTTATTATTTTTTATAATATTTATTTCTATTTTCTATACTTTTATTAAGTAAATCATTGTCTAACACCATCATAAGATTAGAAATAGCATGCGCCAAATGAAGTAAGTTACTTTCATCATCAATATCATTATTACATAAATATTTATTTATATGTCTTAATGATGCATCAACATAGGTTGTATTTTTTGCTCCTTGTGAGAAATTATATTCATCATATTTATCGGCACCATAAGTAAATACTTTTGCTACTTCAATTAATGCTAATTGTGGAAGTAAAGATAATCGGGGTTTAACCCGACCATCTTTAACAAATTCTTTTTTTGCTGGTTCATCTTTAGTAGCTAATACAAAATTTAAAAACTTGTCATTACTTTCAGATTTACCAATACTTATTATTTTACTTCTATGTACAGGAGTTCTATCACCATTATTATTAATAATAATATTTTCGTATACTTCTTCAAAACCTATTATAACTCCACTTCCTTCTTTGGTGTTGATATATTCACCCAATACAAGTTTAAATTCATCATTATCAATTTTTACATTCATTGCTATTCATTTTATTTTTAAATTTAATTGTTTCATCATCAATAGAATATTTACTATCAAATTCACTTTCTGATAATATTTTAATAGTTTCAGTATCAGTTAATTTTAATTCATCTATTAATTGTTCCAAGTATTCATCGCTTCTTAATAACACATGAAATGATTTATCAAATATTGTTGCTGAATTAACATAACTATAATGAGAGTATATATTTTGTATCGTTTTATTATTACTAATTGAACGATATTCCTGTTCTTGATACATTTCACTATATTTTGATTCAATCATTTTACGTATTCTATTTTTAATGAATACTTTGTATCTTATAATTGCTTTATTAGATGTTTTATTTTCATATTGATAACAATCAATAAATCCATCATAACCTTTAATTATATTTAATTGTGCTTTAAATCTTGGATTACGTGTATCACAACATATTAAATATAAATAAAATGGATTGTCGGATAATAATTCTTCTCTTATTGAATAATCTTTAGAATTTTTATCGTCAATGTATATATTTATTGGTTCAAATGTTTCACTTAATGTTGGTTCTAGTTTTTGAAATGCTTCTTGTAGAGCTAAAGGAAAATACATTCCTTGCTCTATGTAAAACATATATTTAGCAAACTTAGTTAGATTAGGGTTTGAAATGTCTGTATTTATTGTCATTAATTTCAAATTTTTATTTTTGAAAACTTTGTTGGTTTCGGTGTTACTAAGCTCTCGTTATGCGTAATGATCCAACTCAATCTGAATCCTTCTTCGAGCTTTTTAATACCTTCTTTTAAACCATACCTATCAATAAATAGTTGAGTACAGACTTGTTTCATTTCTTGTTCAGTATTACATTTTAATAATATATTAAATGCTGATTTTTCACCTATACCTTCCACACCTTTATAGTTTTCTTTTGGTGAACCTTTCAACAGTTGAAAATAAATTTGATAATACCCAATTGCATGTATTTTTCCTTTAATTAATTCAATTTTACCTGGATATTGTATAACAGTAGTTTTATTAGTTTTTATATTATAATATATTCCAGGTATTGCTAAATAATCTCTATCATTTGCTATCATAACAGAGTTTGATATCCTACTTGCTAATATAGCAATAGCATCATCATTTTCAACATTTAAATATGTTATTGGATTATATGTGTTTTTTATCTCACGAAAACAATCTTTTAAATGTGGTAAATAAGTAGCTATTGCTTTCTTCTTTTTCTTAGTTCTACGTTGACCTTTATACACTGAACTTACTGATACTTTATTTCTAAAGTTAGTTTTACTATCTTCTAAAATAATATTAAAATCATCTGTATGAAATCTTTCAGTCAGTGTTTTTATATGATTGTAAATAGTCTCTTTATAATTCTTTTTGTTACCATGTATAAAAGCCAATGAACTACCGTCTATCCACAATCTTGTAGTTAACATAAATATTCATTTAATTTAGTTACTTTATATTTAAGTTTAGAATCACCTTTTTTCCATTTATTCTTACGATCATTTACATATACCTCAGTATTAATCATAATCTGAGGAGTAAATGTTTTTTTAAATAGTGTTTCTTTATTAATATATTTTTTACCTAAAGCATAAGGTATTACTTTTTGTATATAAATATTAAATTTTTCAGCCATAGCTGATTGTCTATCTGGAAATATCATATCACTTTTTCTATTTCCATTAAAACCACCTTTAACATCTACATAAATAATACCTCTATTATTATTACAATAATAGTAAGGGCGGTTTTCATAACCACCCTTCTTATTATGATAAAATATTTTATATGCTTTAGGATTAAACTTAAATATAAAATCTGGCGTATATTCTCTTTTCTTTGTTAAAATAAATAATTTATATTTATCTTTAGTTTTGAGTTTAGCCATCCTAGTTGACAATGTTTCATTAATTACACGATAGGTTTTTTTATTCGGATAAATCCAATCAATATAACCTACATTATATAATTCTAATAACCAAGTATAAAAATACTCTTCCTCTTTAGAATCAAATGTATAATTAATTTTATTATTTTGTTTATTCATAATCTCGTATTGCAATTCCAACTGCCTCCAATGGCTTCTTATCGTTAGATAATTTACGATATTCAACAGTTATCATTTTACCTTTTACATCTGTTTCAAAATTACTAGCCCATTCTTCACGTTGTTTACTTGTTCCTTTAAGTTTAACATGAAAAACTTTACCTTCTTTTGTTCTACATATTAAAGTAGATTGTTTTTCCATTTTACCTTTATTCCAATAATGGTCAATACATTCAAATTCATCAGTTACTCTAGGTTTAAGTTTAGTTTTACCTGATGTTCTAAATCCAAAACCATATTTTGAATTAGGATCACAGAATACACTTCCTTCATAACCTAAATCTAATGCACTTTTATGAAATGATGTAATATCTTTTTCATTTTTAACAGGTTCAGCACAATCAATTACAATATTTGGAAAATCTGTTGTATCTAAAGCAAGTAATAGATTACGTCTTTGAGTAAAAGTAAGATTTGGTATAGCTATATCATAAATATGATATTCTAATTTATTATTTGGATCATCTCTTTTAACCATACTACCAATTTCTTGTAGTGGAACACTGTGTAAATATAATTCCCCATCAAATGTTTGATCTAATTGAGTATTCATCATTTTAGTTATACTTTCTAAAATATGAGGTATATTAAATATTTTACCTTCACGAGATTTAAGTCGTATAACACCATTGTGTTTTTCAGCAATACATCTACATCCATCTTTTTTAAATTGAATATAACCTGATTTAAAATTATCTTTTTTAGGTTTATATTTATTTAATAACATTGGCATTATAGATTTGTCTTTAAAAGTGTTATTTGTTGATTCATCAACATATGTCATTGTATCTTTATAACCTTTTGCAAACATTAAATTCCACTTACTCGTCAATTCCTTTTCTGCTTGTTGTTGAGGAGTAGTTTCATTTTTACGTCCAATATTTTTACCTATAGTTACCTTAACAGAACTAATAGAAGATTTAGTACTTCCTATTGTTCCTGTTTTAGCATACATTACATATACATCTTTACCTGTTTCTTTACGAGTATAAAGATCTAAATAAGCTACCTTATTAGATTGTGTTTTTTTATATAATCTTTTAAGTTTCATAATACTTTTTTTAATTAAAATAGACTGACATATTTCTACATCAGTCTATTTATAAATTTCTAATTATTTTTATTTTTATAATTTTCTAAAAATTAATTTCACATGCACCACCTGCGCATGCTACTTGATCGTTAAGATTAGTTTTATCTTCTTCTTCAATGATTTTTGTTAAATCAATTGGATTAGATTCAATTATTTTAACTAATCTTTCATATTCTTCTTTAGTACATTCTTGAAAAGGAGCATCTTTATATTGACCTCCATCATAAGGAAGAACGGATAGTCCATTATAATTATTTTTATTATTCCACATCCATTCTCCTACATTTTCCCATTCATTTTCTTTAATACTAATAGTAGCACTTACATTATTATGATTTTGACCACTATTATAACCTTCTTTAACCCAGTTTAAATTAAATGAATTTACTCTTTCAATCATTTCTATAGCTGTTTCATTTTCACGTAAAATAGCTGTATCTGGAGCCATTTGAGGGGTATGTATAATAGCTGAAGTGGAATCCCATTCCATAGTTTTTACTAATTCAGGATGATATGTTGTAAAAAATGTATGTAAATCATCTCCAATAGCACATTGCATATTACGAATATAATACTTAGAATGCCAGGCATGTATCCCGGAACTTGTTCCTAATACACAACTTGTTGAACCAGAAGGTTTTATTGTTGTTGTTCTTGCTGCTTTATTAATACCTATAATTTTAGCAATTCTTTTATTTTCTTCTTTAACTATTTTAGTTGAATCAGGTAATAAAGAACCTTCTTTATTTATAAGATTTAATAAATCACCATTACATATACCTGTAATACCTACACCAATTAAAGCATCTTTTTCTGTATTACGTTTCCATACATCTCTAAGATAATGAAAATCAGTAAAACCTGCTTGTAACGTACCAAAGAAAGCTGCACATTTAACTCTTTTTTTAAAATCATCAATTGATGTAATATTAGCACCACTAACTTCACATAAATTACAAAAAGTATGTGGTCGTAATGCAATTTCACAGCAAGGATTGGTTCCCCATTCTTTATCTTGATTCCAATAAATACCCGGTTCTCCAAAACCCGATGACTCAATTTGTTTCCAAATTTTATTAAAGAATGTTTTACTTGCTTTATGTCTTAATAAGTTAACAGAATTATTAGCTCTACCTCTTTGACTATTAAGTTCATACCATTTACCTGATTTACAAGATATCATTTCTTCATCATCTGCACTAAATAAACTAATCATTGCACTTCTTCTTATTCCACCTGCTAATACTGAATCAGCAATATGACATTGAATATCATGACATTCTAAAGTAGTTAATTTATCTCCATTTTGTTTTCTATCAAGTATTAATTCAATTTCATGTAAACATCTACGCAATGGTTCAGGTCCTGGAGCTTTACCTCCAGCTGTTACTAATCTTGCACCTTTAGGTCTAATATCAGAAAAATTAAATTTTGGTTTTGATTTAGTATACCCTAAATAAGATTTTAAAAGAGCTTTTATTGAATCAGCCCAACCTGTAATATCATCAGATACTAGATATTTTCTTTCTTTAGTAGGTCTAATAATTTCAGGTAACTGTTCAATATGATGTTTTTGTACAGAGTAACCAACACCACAACCTGATAACAATAAAAACATTGTTTCTGAAAATGCTCTATAATCATTAACAGGTAAATAAGAACAATTATACCCACGTGCTTCATTTTTCTCAATTGCAATTCCACTAAATTGACACATTCTCATAGAAGGTAAAACTTCTTTTTTATATATCAATTTAATATTATTTTCAATTTCATCATGCAATTGAGGATATTTTTTCTTCATCATTGTTTCATACCGCATTACAATTTCTTCCCAAGTTTCACGTCGTTTTAATTGGGGATTATATTTTGCGTATTTTGTATAAACAACAATATCTGATAATAACTTTTGACTTTTATTCATTTATTAAATATAATTAATATATTTTATAATCTTTATGTGGCTATATTTAATATACCTTCTGCTAATTTAGTACATTCTTCTTTCATTTTTTCAGTTAAATCATCACTTAATCCACCTGCATCTAGTAGTTTAGTTAATGATTCATGTTTGCTTCTTTTTAATTCAATAGCAGCAGCTCTTACACGTATTATTGCAAATTCTCTATTCATTTGTGCATCTATAGCAGCTAATTGTTCTGGTGTAATTTCTGGTTGTTTAGTATCTTCCATTTTTTACTTTTTAAGTTTATTATTTATAATTTGTTTTGTATTATTTAATCCAATTTTTTTACATAATTCAGCAATATCTTTACAATCATTTACGTTTGGAATAATTATATTATTGAGATTATGTTCATTGGCAAATTTATTTGACATTTCAATACCTGTTGGATCATTATCGTATATAAAATATATATTTTTAAATCTACACTTAATATCATCTATTACGGCTTCTGATAATTTATTACTTTCACTCTGAGGAGCTATAGCATTAAATCCCATTTCCCATAAACACAACATATCTTTACCTCCACTAGCAATAAATAAAACATCATCAAAATGAGGTAATTCTTTATAACCAAATATATTATTTGTTGTGGTATTTGATCTCCATTTGTTAAAATCAGAATAAGGTTGATATAATTTAACCCTAGATTCAAATTGATATACATAACATGGATCTTCTATTATATATTTATATTTAGTTGTAAATACAAAAGAATTAGAATCTGATTTATAAGAACTAACAGGTTTTGCTATTTTATTTACAGTATTAAGTTTTATTTCAAATTGGTTCCAATAAGATTTATCGTGTTCATTCCAATTTCTTAATTTAATTTTAAAATTAACACTTTTATTTTTTAACTTTGGAGAACTTGATCTTTGTTTTTTAGGTTTAGTTAAATTAAATTTAGTATTTGATAATAAATCTTCATGTATAATATTTAAAGCTTCATAAAAATTACAACTATGTGCCCACATAACATATTGAAAACAATCAAAATTTGCCTCTAATCCCTTTGCTCTATCAACAAACATATATTTATTTCTATGCCATTTAAAATAACATTTTCCTTTATTGTCATGTCGCATAGGATTTCTATAAATTGGTTTGTTATCTTTTAATTGTTCTCCCCAATAAAATTCCATTATATCTTTTTCTGTTATCTTTGACAGAATATTTTCTTTTAAAATCATTGATCATTTTAATATATTTTATTAATAATATGCATTAGGTTATAAAATATAAACAGACTATTAAAATTAATAGCCTGTTTATTATTAGATAAGATTAAATAATATTAAAACGGAACATCATCATCAGTAACAACTGATTCTGTTTCTGTTTGATTTTGTGGTAAATCATCAACAGTTACCTCTTGAAAATCAAAGGAGTTATTCCAAAATGATTTCCATGGATATTCTTCATGTGTTAAATATTCAACTGCTTTTTTATTAAGCTTTGTTTTAGTTAATTTAACACCATTAAACATAGTATCAGTATAATCATAATTACGATCCGTAGGTCTATATGTTGCTTCTATTCCCACAGGGAATACAGTAAAAGGAGCTAATACATCTTGATAAATTTTATCTCCATCCTGATTTGGACGAACACCAAGGAAAATACCAAGTTGATTATTTTTATCCTCCTTAACAAAGAATTCTTTACCTTCAAAATCTTGAGGGTTGTCAGCCATTAACATGTTTAAAGCTGTATAATCACCATTAAAGATATTCTCAATTACTTTAGTTGGGTTTTCACCTAATCTAAAATCATCAAGTCTTGTTGACTTTTCAGGTTCATCATTATTAATACGATGTTTATCAAGAGTACTCATTTTAAATACTAAATCATATAATGCTACTTCTCCTTGACGAGCTATACGAACTGTTTCAGGATCCATTTTACGCATCGGGTCTCCTGGATGATATGGACTATCATCTGCTTGAGCTGCAGTTAATTGATCTTTAATTGATTTTTTACCACTAAGTTTAAGCCAACCATTTTGGTTATGACAATCAATTACTTGAGTTTTTCCTGATTTAACACCTACTACAGGTCTATCTGAAACATAAATATCATATTTAACAAATGTTTCACCTCCGTATTTTGGTTCCTTTAATTTCATTGCTTTATTTGGATCAAATTTAAGCAATAAAGATACAGTTCGATATTCTTTATCTTGAATGACACGACTATAATCGGGTTCTGTTACCTTATATTCTTCCGGTATATTTTTAATACGACGTATATCTGCTGCATTCGGATTAAATATAATAGGTGTTGCAAATACACCACCTGTAAATGTAGCTTTAAAATTTAATTGGGTTCTTTCAGAAAACTTTTTAGTTCTGTTAGTTGATTTCATGTAAAATATATTTATTTATATATTGAACAATATTAGTTATGTTAATCTGTAATCTTTTATTACTGTTGTTCAATAATGACATTTTCGCCCTTATTAAAATCTACTTCAACAACAATATTATCATCTTCATCTGAAGATTCAATGTAAGACAATGTAAACGCTCCTGTTATTCCATCAATATAATTAATTTGAAATTCATGCTGTTCTAATTCATTTATTTCAAATAATTGACATATGTTATTATGTATTTGTTTGGATTTTACACATCTTGTTGGTAAATGTATTTCGTAAGATTTGTATTGTTTATCTGCTTTAACAGTTGGCTCACTTACAATACCAATAACAGAATCATATTCAGTTTCATCTGTTGTTGATATATTATACTGTTCAAACATAATAAGTCTATTATTCTTATCTTCAACAGTTAGAAAATCAATAGCCTTACGATTTAATTTAATAACATGCCTTTTTCCTTTTACATAAGGAACTGTAGTTAATACAGGTATATCAGGATACTTATCTTCTTGTTTAATAATTATTTTTTCTTTTGTTTTTACTCTACTTAAATCCATTATTAAATTTAATTTAAATTATTCAATTGTTAGTTTATTTATATGTTGGTATAGCATCATTAGTTTTAGGATCAATAATAAATTCAGCTTTACTAAATTCAACTACTTCATGGGTATCATATAATCCACCAATTATATCTGATGCAACTCCACGAGCTCCACGAACAACACATCTTGCATACATCATAAAACGAGGTAATTTCTTCCAATTATCTTTTTTATTCCATTGTGCAGATACAGCATCACTCCAATAAAATGAATAATCAGATGCTATTGTTTTATTCATATCTTTATAAAATCTATGAAAACGAATAGTTGTTACATATTCAGGATTGCCATTAACTTTGACTTGTTCGTCTTTATAAGCAATACTTCCATCAGGATTTTTATAATATTTAAAAGTACCATCTTTATCAGCAGGTAGTATTTTACCATCTTCACCTCTAAGATAAGCGGGTACTCTTCTCATTACTGGTTCGTAATCTTTTATTAATTCAACACCAATTCCTGCCTTTGCTAAAAGACCCGGTATAACTGATGATTTAATTGCAACATTACCTTGTATTAAATGCATTGAATTTAATGCAGTTAATGGGTCCATTTCCAATTGATGTCCTTTGTTAATAATAGTTACAACATCTTCAACTTTTTTAATACCAGAAGGTATTATTTTTCTATCAATCATCCATTGAGCTTTCTGAAACATAGCTTCAGTATCCATCATTACAGACAATTCATTATTTTTTTTAGCCATTAATATATTTTATAATATTAATAATATTAGTTATCTTTTTACACATACTCCTTTACTCTTAAATTGTTGACAATAATCTTGAAAATCATTTAATTCTATTTCTGTAAAATCAAAATATTTTAAGTTGTTTAACATAGGTAATATTTGATCAGGAATACCCTCTCTATTCTTTACAATATGCCAATATATGAACTCAATTTCATCACCTTTATCATCTAACCTTATTGGAAAGTTATGATCTGTATAAGCATGTAAATTCAACTTAGCGGGCATATGTGTAAACATAATATAATCGCTAAAGAACTCTATACTTGATGATGCCATTAAATCACTAGCAATTGGATAATGCATGTTAGGAACTTGTATTCTTTCTACTCGTTTAATATCTCTATTCATTTGAGATAATACTATAAAAAATACATTGCCTCCTTCATAGGATATTCTTTTTTTTATATCATTTAATGTTTCCATTAAATTATCAACTTTACTTTTTTGATTATCACCTTTAATGATTACAGCATGATCAATTTCAACAATTAAATAATCTTCTTTTTTACATAGTTTCTTCCAATAATAATATATTGTATCACCTATAACATTGTGATTTTGAGGTTCTTCAACATATAACAAAGGATAGTTAAATAATTTACTATGATACTTCTTAAATATCATTTCCATTTTAGAGGCAGCCAAAGGATGTTCACTTGAATATAATTCTTGTAATGATATTTTACCTCTATTTGCTATTTCTCTACCTATAGTTTTTTGAGCTAACATTTCAAAATTAAAACTTAACCCTATGCTTGTTTTACCTTTAGCAATTAAATTTTCATGCATGCTATTTGATATTCTTTTGGAAAGTGTAGATTTACCTCCACCACTTAATCCACTTATAGTTAATATCGTATTAGGTTCAAGCATTAAAGCTTTATTTAACTTAGGATAACAAGTATCAAGAAAAACTATTTCTCCATTGGCGCGCTTACGTATATACTCTTTGTTTTGCATTATTGCCTGAGCTTGAGTTAATATACGCGGTAAAAATGAAGGTCTGTCTTTGTCCTCTTTAAGAGAGTTTAATTTTTCTTTTAGTTCCTTGTTTGTCATCTATATTCATTGCTAGTTTATATTCATTAGAACTAATACTGCGTTCAATCATTGCTTCTATATTAGATGTATTATTTAACCATGCTTCTAAACCTTGCATGAATTCTAATTTATTATCATTTACAATTGAACCTTTTTTTCTAAACCATACTTCATATTTAATAGCATTAAGAACTGCTGTTAAATTATATGATTCATCTATTAAAGCTTGAATTCGTTTTTTAATCTTAGTTTTATTACCTGTCCTCAAGTTTCTACCATGAGTATTTAAATGAGCCCCTGCATTAGTAGGGAATTCAATCCTAATTAAATTATACCATTGATCTAATGAATTAATAGAATTATCTATTATTTCATCAACGGTAACATCTTCAGGAGATACATCATGACTACAAGATATTGTAATGGGGTATGATTCCCCTTTTAAATTTGCTTTTGTATATATTACAAATTTATTATTACCTTGCGGTTCAATGATAGACTCTTTTATTAAATTATTGAGGAATTCTTTTGTACAAATTAATTTTGCCAATTCGTCATATTTAATTAGTTATATTTTATTAGTTGTTTTTTATACCAATTCTTTTTGTTTGTTTAATTCCCAAGCTCTTGCTAATCTAGTTAGACCAATACCTGCACCAAATCTAGGAAAGAAATCTAAAGATAAGAAGTCTTCTAATTCTTTTTCTACTCTATCTTTTCCAAACAAATCAAATATTTTCTGACTATAAGCTCCATCCATAATACTATAGAAGAATTTTCTCATTTCATCAGCATCACAAGAACGTTCTGCTGCTCCAATGGTTTCCTGTCCATATAAGATAGTATCACATTTATTAAATGTACCATCACCATTATATTTCATATTCCAAAACGGTGATGTTCTTTCTGGAAATTTACTTAGGAATATATTTGTTCCTTTTTCTTTCCATAATTTAAATTCATGTTCATCTTCAATTGTATTTATATTTCCGTATTCTTCACAGATAGTATCGTAATCTACATCTACAGCCTCATCAAATCCTAAATAATCACATAATTCTTTATTTAAAGCAATTAAATCTTTAAATGACCCTTTAGACTCAAATTCAAACATTGGAAAAATCTTTTCATGTCTACCTGGAATAGGTGCTTCTTCATTTCTATATGAAGTAGATACACAAAATACTCCATCCCATTCAGGATTCTTTAATAACTCATACTCCAACCACATCTGACCTGTTTGTGGTAATGCCCATACTACTCCGTCATATTCAAAAGTTGAAATAGAAAAAGGGTTTTCGCAAGCTGCCAATATACTCAGTCTAGATTGTGTTGGAACTTCTACGTAGTTTTTACTCAAAAAAAATTCTCTTAATTTTTGTACCACTTCATGATACGTTTTTGTTTGTTTCATTTTAATTTATAAAATTTTTAATTTTAAAGTATATTAGGTATATTAAAATGGTAAGGATTGTATAAAACATATCCTTACCAATATAGTTAAAATAAACTATAATTCAAAGTAATTATCGAATTAATTAATTTATCTGCTTCTCTTATATAATAAGTAAAATCTACATTGTATTTCTCTTGTTTTTCATATTTATTGAACACTGTAACTTTATAACCTCTACCTGATTGTGGATGAGCTTCTATTTGAGATTCACTTCCATTATTATATTTCTTAATAAAGTGAAATCCTTTGTTAGAAACGTAATAACGATTTGTTTTTTGTAATTGTTTTTCAAATATTTTTCCACCGTTAAGTCCTCTAATAATCATCTTAGGTTTACCCTTTAAACCACCAATAGTTTTCTTAGCTAAACAGTAATCAAAAATACCATGATTTTTAATTTTACCGTTATAATAATCTCCACAATTAAAATGATTTAAGATAGTATCTTTAACAGGTATTCCATCAGTAAAATATAAACTAACTGCTATTGAAACTATACGTTTAGAATGGTCTTTATGATATTGAAGTTCTCCTTTCATTTCTTTATCAATTTGAAAAGCTCCTTTATATTTTACTTTACCATTAGTATAAATAGCCATATAATTATTTACATCCCTTGATACTAATTTAGAATAATGAGAATCTTCTAATTCTAATTTAGTTAATTCTTCCCACCATTTTACAATCTCATGCATTTCTTTTAATTTACTCTTATGAATTCTTATCACAATACCATCAGTATTAGCTTGTAATACAGTTGATATATTAGCAAATTCTTCAGCTAACATTGTTAATAGTAATTGCCCATTAATTGTAATAGACATTGTAAATTTTGGATCGTAAAGATAACTGTATTGACTATTAGATTTACCGTAAGTACCATTTAAAGCTAATTTTAATCCTGCATCTGTTATTTTATCTCCACTTTTCTTAGCGTCTTTTCTTGTATTATAAATTTCTTCATAAATCTCACAAAATACTTCTCCTAAATGTTTAGGATATATTTTATTTTTTATTGCAAGATTTGGGTAGTAGCTGGCAACGTCCCAATCAATTAATTCATATTCATCATCTGCTTCATATACTCCTGGTTTACAAGCGGCATGTAACCCGCCAGTACCATATACATATTCAAGATTTTTATGATTAACCTTAAGATTATCAAAAACACCTTTAGTTTCTGTAATAACTTTGTTTTTAAGAAAAGTAAGAAGTTTATTAAATTTCTTAGATTCAAATTTAACATAATCAAATATACACTCACTTAATTTAATTTCATCTCTATGTGTTCTTTGATTGCGTAATTGATTCCATGTTATACCTCTTTTCTTACAAATAATCTTAGCAAATATTTCACTTCCTATTTCTGGGTCGTTAGCATTTAATAATTTTAAATTATAATTTTTAGATATTTTCTTTCTTAGTTCTATTTTACCTTGACAATCTAAATATAATTGATAAGTAGCTAATACATCATTAAAATTATATTCCATCATACCTTCAACTTCTTCTTCTGTTAATTCATGGTCATGTTCAAAAGGTAAGTCTTGAATATTATTCCATCTTAATGCAAATTCACACCATTTTAAACCACATCTTTTTGCTATATTATCAAAATGATTAATCTTATATAAATCAAGTTGTGGTATTCTAGTATTTTTATCAGATATATTACTATATTCTGCTGCTATAACTTTATTTGCAAATCCTTTTATTATACGTGCTTTTTCTTCACCCGATTTATCTTTAAACAAATGAGGTTTAACTAATATTCTATGAATGACAGGATAGTCAAATCCAATATTATTGAATCCGACCATCCCTTTAATTTCATCACTTGTTGTAAATTTTACAAATTCATCTAGTTCATCTTTCCATTTACAAACAACAAAATCACGTCTTTCTAAGGTATCTACATTATAATAAATACAAGAAAATACATTACCAAAAGTTTCAATATCATATACCCAAACTTTTCTATTGTGCACTACGTGTTCTTTTTACACCATCTGCACCTGTAATGCTAATTACATTTCTAACATCTACACTTTTCCAATTGTTATCATCATCTTGGAACAATAAATAACCTGATTCATTACGATAATCATCAGCTCTTTTGTAATATTCTACTTTTAAACCACCCTTATGATGATCTAAAGCATGAGCAATAACTTTTTTATGTTTCCCTTTAGAAAAATCACTTACCGACATTTTATTAAGTTGCTTCATTGCTTTAAGTGTTAATTTACGCTCATCATCAACACTAGGTATTTTATTATACTCAATTTTAATATAATCACCTACATTTAATTGTTCAACAGTGTTGAATAATTCTTTTTGAGTTACACCATACTTAGTTGTGTGAACATTAGTAAAATTTACTTTAGTCTTTTTTTTCATCTTTTTTTTTATTTAATTTAGTTAATATAAGGTCCTCCATTTCATTATCATTAATGAAAGTGGATTCATTTTTTTCTTTTTGTTTCTTTTTGTTGTACTTCTTAATATCCAATATTCTATCATATTGTCTAGATGACATTCCATCATAGGTAGTATGTTCTACTAATTCAGATCTTCGCATACTTTCTGTTGGATTAACACATTTTAATATTCTTATTTTACGTGTTGTAGTCCAATCTACTTTCCAACCTGTTTGGTCTTCAATAAATTTAATCTTCCATTTTTCATAAGAAAATATACTATGTTGCCATTTTTGTCTATCTTGTTGAATAAATCTAATTATATAATAATCATCAAATTCTCTTAATAATGTACCTATTTTTTGTATTGAATCGTTATGTTTTTTACGATATTTTTTAAGTACTTTTTTCATTCTAAGAAAATCATCTACATTATCTTTTCTCTGTTTAATTAATTCATTGTATAAACGTCTACAATATCTTGTTGGTTTTTTAGAAGTTACACCTTTAAAGAAAATAATAATTCTATTATATTTATTTATTATGATATTATCTTTTTCATTATACTCTTTTTTATCTTTAGGTTCCACTTTTTCATTGTGTAAATAAAATGAATCTCCGTCACTTACTTTTTCAAGTAAAATAGCTTTACCTTCATATTTTATTTCTTCCTGATAATTAGTATAAATATCTATAATAGAATTCTTTTTTAATTTAATATTTATTTTTACTTCTTTTCCTTCATTTTTCTCCATGTTTTTTTATCGTCCATGTTTGAAAAGAAAAGCATTGATGAATTACATTGTTTTAACCATTTATTTATTAGAACTGAACCCCATTTTTTATAAAAATTAATATCTAATAAATGTTGTCCTAATACACGTGCAGTCTTTTTATTAATATTGTTAAATACTTTTTCATTTATCATTGCACATATTAATGCATCTAATGCACTATCACTCATAGTTTTAATTACATTATTATAACTACCCATATTACCTTTAACATGAAGAGGATATTTAATGACTATACTGTTGGCAAGACACTCTTGTCCTTTTACAGTTAGCATTAATTCATCTTTAGTGTTAGGTTTATATTGGATTAAATATAATTTCATTAAACTATCAACTTGGTTATTCCAATTCTCATGTAATTCATCATCTCTACCTGTTCTAATTAATAAAAGACAGGCTTGTTGCAAATCTGTTAATTTATAATTATTCATTTTATTAGTTTAGTTAATTCCGGTGATAATATTAATCTATTATTATTAGTCATCCACTTTAGATATCTATTTTCATTTTTGATTAATTCATCAATAGTTTTACCTGTATGTTTACCGGTTTTCATTTTAAAATTAGGATTTGAAATAGTAGAACCTCTTAAGTCTTCATAAGTTAATATATAATCCCTCCAAGGTAAACCAAATTTCTCCATTTCATCAAGTATTTCAACACATGCTAAAACATCGTATTTTGCCTTGTGAGCATCTAATGTCTTACCTGTTATAAGTTTATATACATTCTCTAAAGAACGGCTAGGAATCTTATTTAAATCCTCTTCTTCTATTACATTCTTTATAATATAGAATACATCAACAAATTTAATATTTTTTATATCAAAATTGACATTATTACGCTGATATAATGATATCAATAATGGAACATCATATCTACATATATTATATCCACCAACATATTCACTTAAAGAAAAAGTTTCTTTAACAGATGTTGATATATCTTTAAATGTTGGCTTATCCTTAATATGTTTTTTATATATACCATGTACTTCAGAAGCTTCTTTTGGTATATCTATTTCTGGATTAATTAAAGTGTCTATTTCACGTTTTAATTTATAATTAATGGCATATATTGACACTAATCCAATAGTATTAATATTTAACCCTGTAGTTTCTAAATCAAACCATGTTATATTATGTTTCTTTTTCATTTATCTTATATTAAATTCTTTATTATTATAATTTTTTGCTGGTATTTTAACCATAATGTTATTATTATCTAAATATAAATCAGCATTGCCAAACCCACTAATAAAACTATCACATACTTCTAAGTTAGTAATATTTTTATTAAAAGCTTCATCTTGAATATCATATTTAAATAATTCATTTCTTACATACTTGTAAGCAGTTGCTAAACTTTTAAATCTATAAATTCTACTTGTCATATCAGGATCAGTACTTCCTTGAAAACTATAACATACTGTATCCCCTATTTCAGTACCATCATCTTTTATATACTTACAGTTTAAAAATTTAACTTCATTGTCTTCATTTGCAATTACATGACCTTGATGTCCATTTAAAAATGTTTTATCCTCTTTTAATAATAATCTCAACTCATAAACACAATGTTGTTTTTTTCTAAATGTTTGCAATTGTGCTCTACTTGTTGTTTGTTCTTTTTTTAAAGATAATACATGCGTTGTATTACGTTTATCCCATATTAACTTTAGCTCTGTATTAAAATCAGGTTTAGCTCCAGGCTTTAGTGAACCTGGAACTATCTGTAAATAATTTTCAAGAGTTAACCTAACATTAGCTTCATCGTAACCTTCAGCATAATATCTTTTTTCATTGTGTTGATACCTATAAATTTTCGGTCTCATATCTATTAAAATGTTTAGTTAAAAATAGCAGAATATCTGCTTTATACTTATTCAATTTGTATATTTTAACTAATGGTTTAATATTAAAAAGCTAAGTCAAAAATACAAGTAGCATTCATAAATATATAAGAATTTCCTGAATGACCAAATTTTCCGTTTGATTTTTCATATAATTTTTCAGATACATTCCGATTTATAAATGATGTTATATCATATTTTATTTGACGTTTACGTTCAGAATGTCTATTTAAAGCTAAAATTGTATCTTCAGGTAATTTTACATGCATGCTAAAATCTTTCACGTTAAAAATAATAACGTTTCTTTTATAGTATATTTTAATATAGCAAGATTTCCTAAAGAAATTAGCATTTGTATAAGCTTCATTGAATGCATCTATTACTTTCTTATTGTTATCCAATAACTCCCATGTAAATTTAAAAGAAGGTTTAAATAAACTATTTATTAGTTTTTTATAACCGTTAATATTACAACATAAATTTCTTTTAAAATTTTTATTTATTTTTTCTCTTTTATCTTTTAAGCTATTAAATAAATATTTTTCTATTTTTTTAGGAGCTATTAACTTTGTTTTTTTACTAGCATTAAATAAATCAACTATTTGATATACAGGCGTATAATTTTCTTTGTAAATACGTACGGAAGGGTATCTTGTCATGTAATAAAGAATTATAATTTCCTTTAAACTTAAATCTTTAAAATCTAAATTATTTTTTTTATTAAAAGTACTTCTATATACATTATTAGTAAAATTTGCTTTATTTGCAACCATTCTATTAGAATACTTTAATACCTCATCAAAATCTTCCTTATAAAGAAAATGATGCAAAGAAATTAAATTATTTATTGAATATAATTTTCCTTTATTTTCAGGATCAATATGTTTTATTATAGCTTCAGGACTTTTAAAATTTTTAAATTTTGCTGGTAAATAAGTAAGGTTATCAAATTTTATAACTTCAGGATGCAATTCAGTAAGTAAACAATTGTCATATTTAAAATTATTATAAAATTTTAGAACTGTATTAATACTAAGTTTATATATGATATTATTTATAGTAGTATAACAACCTTTTTCAGTTAAAGAAAATAAATGATTTTTATGTTTAGTATATATTAATTTATGATCTTTATTATGTCTAAGTTCTAAAGAATTAACTTTAACTTGTACTTTATTAGTATCTTTCCAGTATTTTATTATTAATGTATTCTTACTGCATGGATTATTAAACCACCCACACTTATTACTAATTGATAAAAATTCAAATTCTTTATTTTTTAAAAATTGAGCAAGATTAATATACCAATATTTACTTTTCATTGAAATAAGTTCAACATAATAGTTATCGGTTTCATCTATTATAATATCATGTTCATAATCATAATCTTTATAATATTTTTTAAAATTTTCCTTAATTAATTTTAATGTTTTTGGTATTTTATTTATTGTTTTCATTATTAGTTTGTTTATATTCTGCTAGAAAATAAATATAATCATCATCAGTAGGTTCTGTATAACCTTTATTTTTAGGTTTAACTCTATAACTTAAAGTTAATCCTACAATAGTAGTATTATTATTAATATAAGTTATATCTCTATTCACATTTACATCAATATCAGTTAATTCTTTAATTAATTTTCCAACTGATTCATAACCAATACTTGAATTAATTATTTTTGCATTTTTTATAATCTCAATAAATTGATTTTTTGAAATTGTTTTTTTGTTATATAATCCATCACTTGGCATATTAGCAGAATTTAATAATGTGATTTCATCATATTTGTTTTTCATATAGTTCATGTAGTTTTTTCATAAAATCATCAGTATCTTTCTGGTGATTATCAACTTGTCCTTTTAATAGTTGTTCTGTTAATAAATAATCATGTTCCTTTAAACGACTTAATTTTATAATATCAGTTTCATTTTTCTTATTAACAAATAATATATCTTTATTTTTAACTAATTCTTTCCAAGAATTTAATAAATCACCAATAGCTACTAATTCCACACCCGGTTTAATAAAAAAACAACCATCTACATAAATAATCCAATAATCATTTAATAAATTGGTTAAATTCTTCGATTCTTTTATTTTTTTCATTTTCATTTTCAAATTCTTTAATTGTATTAAGCATTGATTTAACTAATTCTTTATTATCAGTTTCTATTAATTGTGTAATTTTTTTAAATAAATTCTCATCATCTATATATATTATATCATCTTCATTTAATAATATTGCGTTTAACACTTCTAATCCTAGACAATATAAATTTTTAGCTTTATTAGCAATAATCATTAATTCAATATAATAATTAGGAATTATTATTAAATCAGTTGCCCATGAATCAAAACCGCTGATATCAAGTATAAATCCTTTATACTTATCTAATTTGTTTTTCATTTTATTTTATTTAAAATAATGGGTAGAAATTAATCTACCCATTATAAAACAATTATGTGAATGCATTTTACATTCTATTTAATAACAATTTACCGATTTCAGGATCAGCCATGATTCTTTTTAATTTTCCTTGAATTAATTCTTGAGCCATATTTAATCTAATATCATTAGGAATTGATTTGATATTAATATAAGCTTTAAGATTTTTCTCTTGTAATTTAGTTAATTTACCATTTAAGGTATCAGTACAATAAAAGATGATACGTGTACTTAATACTGATAATACATCAACTCTTGGTGCAGCACCTTTAGAAAACTTTTCAATAAATCCTTTTTCAATTGTTTTTTCAAAGTCTTTAGCTTCAAGTATTTCTTTAGGGCTTTTCAGTGTAGTAAGATTATCATTTATAAATGTTGTAAATACAACTGCAGCATTAGGATCAAGACTACCATTACTAAGAACCATTACCATATCTATATTTTCTTTTAGATTTTTAATGTTTCTAATGTTATTGGCAAAATGTTCAATTGATCTTGGTGTAGTTAATTCCCCATCTCTTATTAATTCTGGATGAGATAATACAAAATTTACTACTCTTTCATCAATATTATTAGACAATGCCCATCTAGCCCAAGCTTTTTCTTCAAATTCCATTGAAATATGAGTCATACGAGTCATTTGAGCTCCATCTAATTCTGTTACTTGATAATCTCCACCTCCTGGATTAGCTGTTAACATAATACTCCATCCTTTAGGTAATTTCCAAGTAGCAAGTCCACCATTTTGCAATAAATCCATAATACCATTAATGATACGTTTACCTGCTCTATTGAAATCATCAATTACAAATATTCCTTTTTCAGGAGATCCTAAATCTACATTTGGAACCCATTGTGGAGCAGCTGTAATTGTTTGACTTGGACGTGAATTATCTTTAGACCAACCTGCATTAATATATGAATCAACATTATCTTTATCAACTAACTTACTTTGATCATCTTTAATTACCCAAATACCTGTACTTGGCATACCTAATAAATCACCCATTTCCTCAAACTGCGCAGGAGATATTTTTTCAAATCCAATTCCTAAGTTTTCAGCAAGTTGTTCTGGTAGTGCTGTTTTACCAATACCATGTTTACCCCAAATACAAATGGGAACTTTTTTACCTTGATCATTTCTTTCAACTGTTGTTAAGTTAGAATTATAAACATGTTCTAAAAAGAACATAATTCTATCTGCAGTTAATATTGTTCCGTGGTACTCGTAAGCGATTGATTTACCTTGTTTTTTTGACATTTTTTATTATTTTTATTGTTATTAAATTGTTATTAAAAATTCATCTTAACCTTCATTCCTTGAAAATCACTCATATCTTCAGCTTCTACTCCTTGATTCTTACTAATTATCCACATTAAAGGACATTTACATTTTGGTGGAGGCGGAGCTTCTCCATCAGTAAAATAAATTACACAATCAGGATTATACTCCGTATTTGCGTAAATAATTGGTTCATCAAAGCTTGTACCACCTCTTCCTGATATTCTATCAGGTGGTGTACCAGTATAATCCCATATATTACCAATGTTGTAATCACATTCTACTATTCTAATTTCGGCATCAGTTTTATATATGTGATGAATTTCACTAAAGAATTCAGCCAATGAAGCATTATCCACAGAACCTGAAGTATCAATTGCAACCATTATTTTTGATTCTTTTTTGATTTTATGTCCTGGAAAAGTACCATATCTTTTACTTCTTCTTTTCAATGTCGGTATAAGATACGTTTTTTCTCCATTTGCTGCAAATTTTCTTAATTGTCTTTTCCAATTTACACTTGGCTTTAATTTAGCAATTAATTCATCAATATAGTCTAATAGTTCTCCTGGTAATTTACCTCTCCAACTATTTTTACAAGTACTTCTATCACATTTCTTAACAGTTTCTTGTACAGTATTGTCAACCCACTTCTCAACAAATTCTTTTTTACCTTGCTTCAATTTGGAAAGTTTATCCCACGTTGAATGCATTTTTTGATTGTTTTCATTTTGTAAGAATTTAGCAAGATTTTTTTGAGATTTATTCAATTTATCCCAATTTGGATTATTGTTTCCTTGTTGGTTATTTTGTTTTTCTTCCTGTTCTTCTTGTCCTTTCTGTTCTTCTTGACTCTGTTGGTCTTGTTGGCTGTCTCCTTCTGAACCTTGTTGCTGTCCTTCCGAACCTGCACCTGAACCACTATTAGACTGTTCTTGTTGCTTAGAACCTTCTTTTAAAATATCTCTAATTTTTTGAGATTCTTTAATTAATTTATTATAATAATATTCAGATGTTTGGTGACAATCTTTTCCTCCTGCTTGAATATCAGTAAAGAAATCAGGAAAGTTTTTTAATAAACAAATTTCATCTTTCATTGGTAGTTGTTCTTCTTTAATACATTGATTAACTACTAAATCTACTGCAATATTTGCTATTTGTTTATTACTAAATTTATTATATTGAAAAATGTGTTTAAATAAGATATGTAATATTTCATGCTTAACAATACCATATTTATAATTTTCTGCCTCTATTACATTACTAACATTTAATTTTTCATTCCAAAATGTTTTATTAACTAATAGAGATAATACATTGTTAGATGTTAAACTAATTGCTGCTGTTTGAACAGGATGTTCTCCGTCTACACATTCTCTAATCAAGTTAGAGAAAAAGTGACCGTAGAACGGTTCTTTTAAAATAAGTTGAATGGATGTTCTATCAACATCCCTCAGTACTTCTTGTTGTGTCATAATTTTTTATTTTTATATTAAGTTTTATTTTTTCATTAATTTTTAATATTCTAATATACTTAGAATTAAACTTTATTAATGGCTCTATTCTATTTGATGCTGTGTTATACTGTAAATCTTTATTTTTATCACATAAATAAAATGGAGGTAGGAAAAATTGAGTCATACTATTTTTTTATTATTTAATATTATTCTTTTTTTTTTACTTCCTTGATTAGGGTCATATGTTACAAAACATTCTGGTAATTCATTTGAAAATTTTAATATTTCTTCTTCTGAAATATTATTTCCATCTATATGTAAATAGTCAAGTTTTTTTAATTTAAATAAAACTTTTGGGAACTTTGTAAAATTATTAGAACATATATTTAATTTACGTAAAGATTGTAAATTTTCAAATGAATCCGGTAATTCTGTTAATTCATTGTAAGGAATAGATAAATTTTCTAAATTTTTTAAAATTCCAATATTATTAGGTAATTTTTTAATTTTAACACCACCTAAACTGAGATGTTTTTTTGAAGTCAAATGTTTTATTTCTTCTTTTATAAAATGTTTCATTCCATAACGAAATCTTATATTTGAAGTTTTTTCTCCAATAAAATCAATAAGTTCTTTAAATTCTTTCATTGCAATTTTTTCAGTATCTTTACTAATAGTAAATGCTAATTCAATATTAACCGGATTACATGAAAATAATAGTTTTTTTATTTTTTCTTCCATTTATTTAATTTTAAACAAAAAAATAGCTGATATTTCTATCAGCTATTTAATTTACAATTTATCTAAGTTTAAATCTTTAATATGTTTAATTCTATTATAAACACCTCGGTCTGAGCTCCAATAACCACCTCTTTTATATGCTTTTATCCAATTTTCATAGTTATCAGGTTTTGTTATTTTATTCATGTAACGATCTTGCAATAAAACTTTAGCCCAACCATCAATACCTTTCAATAACAAGTTATATGTACGAAAGAAACATAATTCATCACCATGATCATCTTTTGCTTTAAATGAACCTTTTTCAGTTCTAGATTTAATACCACCTAAATTATTATGATTTTTAAATAATCTAGATTTACCATATCCTGTTTCTTCAATCCAAAAAGAAATTGAAATAAAATTAGGAATACCGTATTTTAATTCTAAATAATCCCATACAGGTTTCATTTTTACAATAGCACTGTAATTTTTTAATTGATAATTTCTTAATTTCTTAGATTTTAATACAGGTAAATAATTAAATATTATACTTGTATCAAAATTAGATGTTATAGTTCTTAAATTTTTAATATCAATTTTATTGATTGAATCAACTAATTGTTTTATTTTCAAATCTTTATTTTCAGCAGTTACAACTATAGTTGGTAACGTTACTTCAAATATTGTATTTGATTTTAAGTTAGTACTATTCAATATTAAAATGTTTAAGAATAATATAATAACTAATAAAAAACTTCTCATTTTGTTTGGTTTTGTTAAAAATATTTTTTTGATTAGAACCGCAAAGATACATCTTTACTTTTAGTTGTCTGATTCAATGTTTGTTATATGATACACTATATCTCCATTTAAAGTTGTTAAACTTTCTACTGATATGCCAGATAGTTTGAAATCATCAAGATTAATTTTAATATTATTTTGTTTACAATCACGTAACATCGTTTTTATACCATTAGTGTTATATGTACCACAAACATTATAACTATTCCATCTACCTACACATTTTAATAATAAAGGATTACGACCAAATATCTTTTGATAAATTGCTTTTAAAGCATGTTCTTTTATTTTTCCACCATAATAACAACATATTAATTTTGATAATATAGCTTCAACATCCAATTTTTTAATCATTTCAATTGCTAATTCCCATGAATCTTTAGATTCTAATAAATCTTGTATTGCTTTCCAATTATAATCAACACTATCAACTCTAACTTTTTTAGCAACTTCCCAATCATAAACCACTTGTTGTAAATCAATTTCATTAATAAAATTTTTTGATTTATCTATCAATGCTTCAACATGGTCTTCATTTACTTTAGAGTGACCGATATGTGCTACAACTTTACATTTATATGTTTCTTCATATTTATCATACATTTTATCATATTTAGATAAATAATAATAATCATTATTATCATCCTTTATATGTACATTAAATACAAATCTTTTAAATGAATTATAATCGTAGTATCTTGGTTGAGGACAATTAGCATAAACCTTGTTTTCATCATAATTATAATTATATGTTCCAATTGGAATTTCAAATCTTTTAGTAAAATTAATTGTATTACCCGACCAACTTGAAAAACTTAATGTATGTTCTTTCATTACTAAAATATCTGCTTCTTTTGGGTTGAATACTTGTTTTATATCTTTATCTTTAAGATATTTTCTCAAAGGAAGTTTTTTTATTTTACAATTAGGGAAAATATAAATTTTATCATTTTGTTTTAAGTCATCTGGTGATAATACATCTTTATTAACACCATATCTTATTTTTTTATCTTTTACCCGTTGTAAATTTATTGTTTTTAAATATTCAAGGTCTTCAGTTTTTTTAATTACTACATTCATTTTATTTGTTTTATTCTATTAAATTAAATCCTAACTTAATTAAACCGTGTTGTAAATCTTCAATATCTTCTGATTTAATTAATTCGTTAAATAATATTTCTGGTTTTTTTAATTTTATTGCTAATGCTTCTATAACTTCAAGATATAAATCATTATAAAAATTTTTATTTTCAATTTTATTTCCTGTTGATAATATTGCATTAACTGTTGATACTAAATCTGTATCATTATTTTTATCATTTTTTAATAATTGAGTTAAGTAGCCATTTATTGCTCCCAAATAACCTGAATCATCATATACATAATTAGATAGCTCATCTGTTGCTAATTCTTCATCAGAAAAAGAGGAATCACGCTGTTTAATAATATTCATACATTTATGAGATTGAAAGTCATTAATCAAATTATACATGTAAGAGATATTATCATCAATCATAAGTATATTTTTATCTGTATTAAATAATAATAAGAAGTCTCTAAAATAATTTGTTGTTCTATTATTAGATTCTATACATACATTATTATTAAAGGTATATTGTCCACTTTTATTTAATGTTAATTTATCTGTATCAAAATCTAAACTATAAGAATCATAACCTTCAACATCAATTTCTAATATATCTACTAATGTATCATTTAAAGTAACATAAAAACTATCTTTTGCTTCATTACGTAATGTAATATCTTCAATAATATTTAAATTCAACAAAGATGCTACTGTTTTAATTGTCATTAATTTACGTAATCTAAGACTATCAGGCTTTTTATCATAATCTTCAATTTTTAATTGCACATAATATAAATCTTCATTTTCAAAATCAAATATATCAATTAAAGGTTTAGAATTAATATCTACTTTTTCAGAATTATGATATAATATACCATCGTTATAAGTTATTTCACTTATTTTAATTTTACTCATAATAATAATTGTATTTATAATTATTTAATAATTTATTCAATAACTGCAGATAACCCTCTATCTGTTAATCCATCTTTATAAGGTTTTAATTCTTTTAATGAGCCTGATTTAACGCCACATTTACCTTTAAAATGTATCAAGTGAGCACATTGTTCAGCTTGTTGTAGATCGTGCTTTAAAAGGTCAATAAAT